ATGAAACACGAGAAACCGGAACTCTCCAGAAAGAATCCCTACTGTCTGCCGAAGTATCGATACCTGGAACTCAAGAACTTCTGTTTCCAATACAACGACTGGAAACGGGCACTGGCGAGGCTGAATGGCTGGCGAGCGCAGGAGGGAGATATGGGTGGCATCGTAAAGAGCAACATACCATCTGACCCGACTGCACGAGAAGGAATGCTGAGAGCATACTATTCGCAGCACATTGAACTCATTGACCGCTGCATTGACAAAATGGAACCGGCGCTCCAAACATACATCCGGAAAGGTGTAACGGAAGGACTGTCTTACAGGAGTCTTCGTGCAAGGGGATGTCCGTGCGGCTCCCAGATGTACTACGACTTCTACCGCAAGTTCTTCTGGCTTTTGAGCATCGAACGCCAGTGACGCGAAAAATTCAGGCTCCTTTATGGACGAAAGTTCACGAAAATTGATTATGTAAAGGAGATTTTACTATGTTGAAGGCAAAGAAGAACTCTATGTATATTGACGTGACAGGTGTTGACGATATGACTGATCGCCGCACACTTATGGAAGAAATCATCCGCAGAAACTGCGATGTTGATCCGCGAATTATCAAATCGCTGGTGTTCAAATGGAATAGATGCGGTGACGAAAATCATAAGAAGTGCGACTATCGGCTCGAACTCGAAAACTATGACCTGCGCGGCATTGCACGGGATTTCGAACTGCTGAAGAGTGCAGGTATTATTGAACATGTAAGCAAAGTGACGAACTATATCGTTTACTAAAGGCGAGAGCCGTGGAGAAATCTGCGGCTCTTTATTTTTTATCCGGACGCGAAAAATTCAGCCGCCTTTATGAAAGGTGGTAGATACTTATGTTTGGTCTGATTATCGCAATTCTGATCATTGTACTGCTGGTGAAGGCAATCGGCCTCATTGGCGCAAAAACGGAAGAGGTGAGACAGAGAACAAAGAGAAGACACTAAAGAGCGGGAGCTGCTGAGAGATCGGCGGCTCTTTCTTTTTTGCGCAGGCGCGAAAAATTCATGGCATATTATGGAGAAGATAGCTCAGCATGGGAGAGCGCCGCTTAACTGCGGAGGTCATGGGTCCAAATCCCATTCTTTTCTTTTTGCATGGGCGCGAAAAAATCAGCCTCCTTTATGGAAGAAAATGTTAATAATAGGAGGTAACTGCTATGTTTAAGTATATTATTAAGGGTTTCGAGGAAATGATGAATTCTATCGAGAAGGGCTTTAACGAGACGATGAACGTCTCTTACCCTGAGGTAGAACGCAACGAACTCGAGCTCATTACTGATTACTACATGGGCGTACGATAAAACATTCGACCGGAGACGGAGTCTGAGGGAACTCGGACTCTTTCTTTTTCTATTCTAAGTTAGTCGCGAAAAACTCTGCTTCTTTTATGGAAGAAGATGTCTTCCGAAGAACGAAAGGAGATTTTTACGATGAAACAGTACAAGAGAGTAAAGGCTACTTACGACCGCGGTTATGTGAACGCGATGGACAAGATCCGTGTGTTTATCGAGAGCAACCAGAAAGTTATGTACATTGGTACAGGCGAGTATGCGAATGCCTCGACAGCACAGGCATCTTACACGAACGCGATAAACCTGATTCGGGCCAGTGGTCTGGTACGGGCTGCTTGCAACAGAGGAGAATTATTTCTGATTCGCAACGACATCTGAGCCGACAAGGGCTGTGGAGAAATCTGCAGCTCTTTATTTTTTTCATCACGCATTCGCCCAAAAGGCGGTGCAGAATATTACAAAGGAGAAAATCAAAATGGTGTATCTGGTTTACCTGCTTGCATTGATATTTATCGTGCTGGGCTTTCTGTTCGGTGTTTCGGTCGGGTGGAAGTGCGTACACGGCAGGAACGCGGTCGGGGACTTGATGATCGCCCCCGGAGACGAGAACGAACAGCCTTATATTTTTCTCGACCTGACGACATCCGTAGAATATCTGGAAAGCTCCGAATATGTGGTGCTGAAAGTGAAACCGCTGGAGACGCGAGAAAAACAGTCCGTTTAACGGAGGAAACTCCGAATTTACTGATAAAGGAGAAGATCAAAATGGAAAACAAAACATTATTGAACGAGACTTTGGAAAGTGGGATGGAATCGCTGAAAACGATGAAACCCGGTTCTGAGGAGTATGCCACTGCGGTGAACAGTCTGGCAAAGCTCCACGAGATGCAGATGAACGAGACTGCGGAAGAGAACAGCAAAACTGCGAAGGAAGACGAACTGCAGCTGAAGTGGCATCAGACGGAAGCCGACGTGCAGAAGGCTGACTCTGACCGCAGGATCGAAATTCTGAAGACCGTGGGCGGCATTGCCGGAACGCTCATCATGGGCGGCTTATTCGTATGGAACCAGGTGAACGGATGGTTCAACGAGGAAGAAGGACACATTCCGCTGTCGCCGACATTCAAGGATGGGTCAAGAACTTTGATGCAGAATATATTTAGAAAGTAAGGAGGACTGGAGAGTCTGAGGCGAAAGCTTCGGGCTCTCTTTTATTTTTATGAGATACCATGAAGAACCGCCCGACATCTGGACGAACTACTATGGCAAGGTATACCGCTGCGACCATCCGGTCTACCGTGTTTCGACCCTTTACATGGAACGGGACAAGGGACTATGCGTCATCCAACAGCGCTACAACGAGGAAACCAAAGCGACCTACTGGGGGCCTATCGACCCGTGGCTGACCGACAAAATTTATCTGCGCAGCGGATTCAAGGAGTATTTTGATGCTCACGCAAAGAAGAAGGACTCGCACGGGTACTTTCCGACGGTCACTGTCCGACAGCTCATGTGGGCGCTGCGGATGAAACCGCTCAAGAAAGAGCGGTGGGAGACCAGCTTTGACCATGTACCGATTTGAGGGCCTTTATTTTTTTACTGGACTTTGATATAATATAAATAGAAGAATTGACTGGAGGTGCTTAAAAATGCCTGTATTATGTATGTTTTACGGCATTATTGTTCGGATGTACCGCGAAATAGGCGGGAAGCATAATACGCCTCACATTCACGCAGAATATTCCGGACAGGAAATCGTAGTTGCTCTGGACGGAACGATTCTGGAAGGAAAATTTCCTAAGAGCCAGATGAAGCTTCTGGATGCATGGATGGAGATCCACAAGGATGATTTGGCGGCAAACTGGAAGCTCTTGTCCAACGGCGAGCAGTTCTTCCGCATTGATCCTCTGAAGTAAGGAGTGACTTTTATGTTGCAGCCGAAGCTTATTAAAGTTGAGCCCATTGATTCACTGAAGCTTCGCCTCTATTATGAGACTGGAGAAGTGAAGCTGTTCGATGTGACACCGTACGCAACCGGCTCATGGTATGGGCAGCTGAAGGATGAAGACTATTTCAGAACAGTTCAGATGCTGCCAGGAGGTATAGGCATCGAATGGCCTGAAGGCCAGGATATAGCCCCTCATGAGCTATACGAAAACAGTGTCATAGTAAAGAAAACTGCATAAGTCATTGATATTTTCGAGGAGAGCTTACGAGAGATCGCAGGCTCTTTTTCTTTTGCTCAAGACGCGAAAAAATCTCCTCATATTATGGGATAAAGCCCGAAATAAAGGAGAACGTATTATGAACGAATCTATTTTTAATAAAATTTGGAACTATACGATTTCGGTCGGGCAGATCATTACGACATTCCTGATCGGGTGCGCTGTTGCACTCGTGATGTGGCTGTTTGTACAGATTTTCCGGCCGTCGAAAGATTGATATTTTTACGATAGACCGGCAAACGACGTAACATCGGCTTTATCTCGGGAAGAGCTTATGGAAACATAGGCTCTTTCTTTTTGTCCGGCGCGAAAAAATCAGCCTGCTTTATGGAGGTAAGAGGGCTTACATTGAAAGGAGAAAAACCTATGATGAAAGCTATTAAGAACTTTATGAACAAACCGATTACTTGGGGCGACAGCTTTAAGTGGAGCGGCATTTTTCTGGGGCTGTATGCAGCAGTCATCGGAGCATGTGTTGCTTACGAGAAGTGGACGAACTACAAGGCTGAAAAGGAAATGTTGAAGAAGATGCAAGAGAGCAATCTGGAGGATAATATCTGATAGATACACGCCCTCTTATCTTTTTTTCAAAATGGAGGTTGAACACTATGGAGGATATTATGCACATCCAGTCTGCCTTTCTGCGCAGTGTTATTGCGCAGGTGATTGGTAAGATTGCTCGGAAGCAGGGATACAAGAGCACGGCAGTGAAGCTCAATGATATTTTTGCCGTGTACAGCGAGACAGAAAAGAAAGTCCACCTGCATTTGGACATCGACGCTGAGCTGAGCAAGGAAGACCTGATGGCTCTTCTGAAGCAGACCGGGGTGCTGTGACGCGAAATTTTCAGTGTGCTTTATGAGATGGTTAGTCTCAGAATTATATTTTGGAGGTTGAACAATTATGAAGAAAGCATTGAAAATTGGTATTATGGGAATGATTGGATTTATGCTGTTTGTATATGGAGGACTGAGCGGATACTGCCTGGCATGGAGTAGACTCTATGATAGAGGAAACTACATTGGTGCAGACGGACTTTCTTATATTGCAAGGCATACTTTCAAACCCGTATTTGCTAAGTACATGGACTTCTTCATGGAAAGTTATACCAAACGGAAGAACTGACCATGAGAGCTTACGAGAAATCGTAGGCTCTTTTATTTTTCAAAATGGAGACAAGCTGAGCGCCGCCAGTGGCGGAAACAGCGAAGCGAGGCTCGGGTTGCTTAAATTTCAAGGGAGGTTGAACAATGAAACTGACGAAAACGTGCGCACGATTCCTGCGCAAGAACGGCGGGACACTGCTGGCTATCGGTGCATCTGTGGGCGTAGTGCTGACGGCCATCGAAACGGGCAAGGCGACCATCAAAGCAGAAAAGCTGGTGGAGCTGAACAAGGATGTACCTGAGTACGATATGAAAGAAAAGGTCAAGGACTGCTGGCAGTTTTATATTCCGGCGGCGGTGTTGGGCGCAGGCACGATCGGGTGCATCATCGGCTCGAACATGCTGAGCCGGAAAGAAATCGCAAGCCTGACCGCGGCTTACATGGCACTTGGCAAGACCTATCAGGAGTACCGCAGGCAGGTGGCGGATCGCATTGGCTCTGAAGCTGAGGCTGATATTTTGGAGAAATCCAAAGTTGAAGAACCTGCCGAAGAAGATAAACAGCTGCTCTGCTACGAGCCTTTCTCGAACAGATATTTCCATGCCACCGAAGCAGAGCTGTACGATGCATTCTATCAGATGAACCGTGACTTCAGCTTAAACGGCGAAGTGTCTATCAACAATCTGTACAGCTATCTCGGTCTGGATTATCTCCCGGAGAAGGACGATGTGGGCTGGTGCTCGGATTATATGATCAACAAATGGGAGTATTTTTGGATCGACTTTGTTGCCAATAAGCAGACGACGGACGATGGGCTGGAGGTTTATCAGGTATATGCATTCCAGCCCCCGATCCCTGACTACCTAGATTATGAACCTGACGAAGAGAGGTAATGATAATGAAAAACATCAACTGGTGGAAAGTGGCAAGCATCGCACTGCTGGCAGGAAGCGCACTGCTGGGCTTCGGGCATGACCTGATCGAGGATCAGAAGAGCGAGGACGAACTGCATGACATGGTGCAGGAAGAAGTGCGGCGTCAGCTGGCCGAAAAGAACAGCACGAACTGACGCGAAAAATTCAGTCTGCTTTATGGAAGAAGATCCAAACTGAACAGATAAAGGAGATTTGAATTATGTATAATCGCAACTATTACGCTCAGGTGGATGATGCTATGATGAAGTTATGGAAGGACTTCGGCAGGAGACTGCTGCACGTGCTGGATGGCACGATGCGGTATGTGCTGACCCTGCCGATCCGACTGTACGAATACATCTACGACACCATCTCCGGAGAATTTGAAAGTCAGCGTGGAAGCAGGATTCGGTTTCAGAACTTGAAACAGAATGGACACATCTGAAAAGGCAAGAGCTGTAGAGAAATCTACGGCTCTTTCTTTTTATAAATTCATTGATATTTTGGAGGCATGAACATGAATTGGAAAACACTGACCAAAACGGCGAAGAGGACGCTCAGCCGGAACGGCTCGAAGATCCTGCTGGGCTTCGGCATTGCGGGTGCATTTACTGCAGTCGGCTTTGCAATCACTGCAACGCCCAAGGCAATGATCCTGCTGGACGAGAAGAAGAAAGAGCTGGGTGTCGAGAAACTGGATGCCAAAACCATCGTGAAGACGGCGGCACCGGTGTACATTCCTACCGCTATCTCTATGGCAGTCTCGACTGGGTGCATCATCGGAGCAAGCAGCGTCAATGACCGGAGAAATGCTGCGCTGGCAGCGGCTTACACCATGTCGGAGACGGCGCTGCGGAGCTATCAGGACAAGGTGGCTGCGACCATCGGCGAAGACAAAGCACAGGAGATCAAAGAGGCGGTCACGCTGGAAAAGATGGCGAAATGCCCGGAGCCGGATGAGATCCCGACTGCAAAGAACCTCGCACCGGATGATGTGTCCTATGACAAGAAGGTGAAATGCTGGGAGAGCCTGTCCGGGAAATACTTCTGGACGACGCGGAACGCCATTGAGAAGGCGCTGAACGGCCTGAACAAGCAGCTTCTCAGCGATTTGAGCGTTACGGAGAACGACCTGTACGACTACCTCGGCATGGAGCACTGCAAGAACGGTGACCTGCTGGGCTGGGACACCCAGAGTTGCATGATGGTGGATACGTTCTACGGTTCTCGTGTGGACGAAGAGGGGATGCCTTGTCTGGTACTGGACTACAACACGCCTCCGAAATGGCTGGGGTATTGATATTTTCAGACCCCAGCGCGAAAAATTCAGCTTGTCTTATGGAGGTAATACTCCGACATTATAAACTTATTTATAAGAAAGAGGTAACAAAAATGGACGAAATGAACAATGTGACTATGGAGAACGAGACTTCTATGATGGAGAACGCTCCTGTTGAGAACTTGGTCCCTGCTGAGGCGGAGGGCTATACTTCGGACTGCGGCTGTGAGAGCAATGCAAACCTCGATCTTGGCAAGATCGTCAAGATCGGTGTTGGTGCTGTGCTGCTCATCGGCGCTGGTGTGAAGTATGGCATCCCTGCTGCAAAGAAGGGTTTCAAGCACATCAAGGAGAAGATGGCCAGCAAGAAGGCGAAAAAGGACGAGGTCATCGACGTGGAGTCGAAGGATGTGACTTCTGACGAGGAAACTTGTGAAGAGGAGAACTAATGTCAGATAAAGCGAGAGCTGTAGAGAAATCTGCAGCTCTTACTTTTTTATTTTGAAAGGACGACAACATGGCAAAAATCGATATGCCCACGAGCAGCCTGAACAAGACCCCCGGTCAGCAGCCGAAGAAAAAGCTGGAAAAGGTGACGACCGGCAAAGTCACGGTACGCCAGCAGACTGATATTCAGAAGGTGGCAAGCGCGTTTCTCGCAGAAGACCTTGCCACCGTGAAGGAGCGCATCATCAACGACTATGCCATCCCGATGCTCAAGAACGGCATCTGGAGTATTTTCAGCTCAGCACTGAGCCTTATGATATTTGGCGAGGACAAATCTCGCTCGCAGAGTTCGAACTATGTGCGCGGCTCCAGCAACAGCTATGACCGCTATTACGCCAACCCCAACCGGAGTCAGCCGGCGAACCAGCGGGTCATCCCGAACTGGCAGAACCTGATTTCAGACTCCCGGGCGGACATGGAAGAAATCCTCGACCAGATGTGGGAGGCCATCCGGGAATACGGACAGGTGTCCATTGGCGACCTCTACGACCTTGCGGGCATGACCTGCAATTTTACCGATAACAAGTATGGCTGGAAGGACTTGACCAGTGCATACATCAAGAACGTCCCCGGCGGGTACAGCATCGAGTTCCCGAAACCGGTGCCTCTTACTTAACAGAAAGGACTGATATTTTATGAAAAAAGAAGAAATGATGCTCAAGGCTACCCAGATGCTGGCAAAGGGCAAGTTCAAGCTCAAGATGGCCAGCCCTACCATCATGATCATTGGTGCGGCCATCGGCGGCGTCACGGCGGCTGTTCTGGCCTGCAAGGCAACGCTCAAGGCGGAAGAGATCATCGCAGAGCACAACGCTCAGGTCGAGACTATCCACACTACCAAAGCACAGGTGGACAGCGGCGAAATGCAGCTGAAAGATGGTGAGACCTACACAGCAGATGATATGAAAAAAGATATTACTGCCACTTATGTCCACACGGCCGTATGGCTGGCAAAGGTCTATGCCCCTGCGGTGACGCTGGGCGGTATCTCGCTGGCCTGCATGTTCGGCTCTCATCACATTATGAGCAAGCGGAATGCAAGTCTGACTGCGGCCTACATCGCCATCGACAAGGCCTTCAACGAGTACAAGGGCCGTGTTACGGAGCGCTTTGGCGACCGTGTGCAGCAGGAGCTGGAGCATAACATCAAGGCGGTGGAAGTGGAGTCCACGGCTAAGAACGAGGACGGCACCGAAGAAGTCATCCGGGAGTACACAGATGTTGCGCGGGAAGCCAATGACCCGTACTCCATGATTTTTGACGAGAGCTGCAGCCTCTGGGAGAAGGACTCCATGATGAACGCCATGACCATCCGGAATGTGGAGAGCGCGGCAAACCGTCGGCTCAGAACCAACGGCCATCTGTTCCTGAACGAAGTCATCGATATGCTGGACCCCTACGGCAAGGCCTGCCACCGGACGGCGGTCGGTCAGGTCGCGGGCTGGATCTATGACCCGAAGGACGAGACGAAGCAGAACTGTGTCAGCCTCGGCACGCACTGCTATGTTCCGGGCAATGAAGCTCTGAACGACTTTATCAACGGCGACGAGCGTTCTGTGATGCTCCACTTCAACTGCGACGGACCCATCATCGACAAGATCTGAGACTGATATTTTGGAGGGATAGCTATGGCAAGGATCGCAAAGAGACTCTCTTATGTATTCGCAGTCATGGCCGGGGTGTGCTTTGCTTCCGGTCTGGCTGTTCTTGCTGAGTGAAAGGATATTTGCTATGGACAGTTTGGAAAACGTGTTCCTGTTTCTGGACTATCTGACCGACACCCAGCGCAAGCGCCATGTTGTGGGAGGCGTTCTGATGAGCGTCTCCCTTTTCTTTGGCGGGCTGGCATTCACCCTGATGACCGTAAAAGGAGACCCCGATGAAGAACGCAATGCGTGATATTTTGCTCTTTGGCGCTGGCTTTGCAGCCGGAGCTTACTTTATGCACACTATGATGCGGCGTGCTTATGACGAAAAATACAGGAAGGAGGCGCAGGACTTGAAGGCACACTGGGAAAAGCGGGAAGCCAATCTCGACGAAGAGGTCGAGAAAAAGGCGAACCAGAAGGGCTTTGAGCTGGCGATGGGACCTTACCGCACCGAGAGCGACCCGGAAGATATTCGGAAGCCGGAGCAGGCCATCGAGATCATCGAGCCGGATGAGTTTGGCGCAGATGAGAATTATGAGACCAGCTTTCTGAGCTTCTACGCAGATGGCAAGCTGGTATTCGACGGTGAAGACGAGCCGATGGACGAGGATGATATTTCCAGAACCATCGGCGATGAGGCCTTGAAGCACTTCGGCGAGTTCATGCCGAGTACCATCCATGTCCGAAACCACAACTATCACAAGGATTACGAGATCCTGCAGGTGAACCAGAGCTTCTGTGACCTGCACCCGGATGAGGAGGACGAATGATATACACAGACCTTGCCGGTCGATATTTTGACTGGCTTTATGAGCGGGTCTGTGGAGACTGGGAGCCGAGGGGGCTTTCATTCCATAGACTGCTCACTTTCTTATACAACCAGAACTTTACCCCGTCTTGTGAGCTGGATGGGGCTCGCGCAGAGGACGGCCTCGACCTGCGATACCGGTTTGCTCAGACGCAAAATATCGTGTATCAGGACATTCAGGACGCTTTCGCCGGTATTCCGTGCAGCATGCTTGAGATGATGGTGGCACTGTCCATCCGCATCGAGGAGCATATTCTGGAAGATGCTGCATCCGGAAACCGGGTAGGACAGTGGTTCTGGAATATGGTCGTGAGCCTCGGGCTTGTGGCAATGGACGATACCCGCTTCGACGAGGAGAGGGCGCATAGTGTGCTGGACCGATTCAATGCCCGGGAATATCAGCCCAACGGTGCAGGCGGACTTTTTACGCTGATGCATCCGAAAGAGGATATGCGCCGGATTGATATTTGGTATCAGCTGATGGGCTGGTTGGCAGAAAATGAAACCTGACGTTTATGTGTCGAAAATCTGCATCCCGATGGAAGGCGTTATCGAAGAGAACTTCGACGATGAAAGGGTGCTTCTGAGGATAACGTCATGCCGGGATACGAAAAACCTTGGTCGGCTGGTATTTGCTGACCTGAATTACTGGAGGAAAACAGACAATGGAAATGATGAACATTATGTACGAACTGGCGAACACCAAGACTGCCCTTGAGCTGGCCGAAAAGACCATCCGGAAGCAGAAGGGCAAACTCTTGAGAAGGAACATTCTCATCGCGGGCCTTGCATGGCTGGGCTTTACTGCCTGCAGGATGCTGGGCGAGAGCGACGAGAAACTTAAGAAAGTGGAGGCAAAAGCACGCGACACGGAAGCAGAACTTGCTATGATGCACCACAACTATGACCAGCACGGCGAAGAAGAGAAGGACTCTCCGACTGTGTCCGAAAAAGTTATTTGCTGCGACGGCAGGGCCAGCATTACGAAGAAGCCGGAATAAATCTCACAGAAAGGAGGAAATCGATCCATCATGAGCGATTTCTTCAAAATCGACACCCGCCCGGGAAAGCGGGGCGTAACGGAGATTTATCCGAAGTTCATCGTCGGTAAGCCGAACGATTTGATGATACGTGGCTCTGACTTCTACGCCATTTGGATGGAAGAGCGGGGGCTTTGGAGTACGGACGAGCAGGACGTCATCCGAACCATCGACCGGGAACTTCGTACCTATGCAGATGAGTACCAGAAGACCCATGACAACGGGTTTCATGTACTTTATATGTGGGATGCGGAGTCCGGCATGATCGACAACTGGCACAAATACTGTCAGAGGCAGATGCGGGATAACTTCCATCCGCTGGACGAGGTATTGATATTTTCCAATACCCCGGTCAAAAAGGAAAGCTATGCCTCCAAGCGTCTGCCGTATCCGCTGGAACCCGGGAACATAAGCGCCTATGACGAGCTCATGGGCGTTTTATATTCTCCGGAGGAACGCGAAAAGCTGGAATGGGCTATCGGTGCAGTTGTGAATGGTGCCTCGAAGGAAGTCCAAAAGTTCATTGTGCTGTATGGTGACCCGGGAAGCGGTAAATCTACGGTGTTGAACATCGTCCAGAAGCTTTTCGAGGGCTACTGCGGCGTGTTCGACTCAAGGGCGCTGGGTTCATCCTCCAATGCATTCGCGCTGGAGGCGTTTAAGTCGAATCCACTTGTTTCTATCCAGCACGACGGTGACCTTTCACGCATCGAGGACAACACCCGGCTGAACTCGCTGGTCTCCCACGAGACGATGCTGGTCAATGAGAAGTTCAAAAGTCAATATCCCACGAGGTTCAACTGCTTCCTTTTCCTTGGTACCAACAAGGCAGTCAAGATAACCGATGCAAAATCGGGCCTTATCCGAAGACTCATCGACGTGACACCAACCGGTAATAAGCTGCCTGCCAAGAAGTATCTTGACCTTGTGGACAAGGTGAACTTTGAACTTGGCGGCATCGCATGGCACTGCAAGGAGGTCTATGAGGCAAACCCGCGCCAGTACGACGATTACATCCCGACCCGGATGCTGGGAGCGTCCAACGACTTCTACAACTTTATGCTGGACTCCTTTTATATTTTTAAGAAGGAAGACGGCGTATCGCTGAAGCGTGCATGGGCCATGTACAAGGACTACAACGCCGAAACGAATGTCCAATATCCGTATTCGCGCAGAGCATTCCGTGAGGAGCTGATGAATTACTTCTCCGATTACAAGGAAAGGGAAGCCGATGTGAACGGGGAGCGCGTTCGGAGCTACTACAGTGGTTTCAAGGTGGACAAGTTCCCTGAGTTTGCAGACCCAAAACCTGCGGAAGAGGGAATATCTGAGCCGCCTGCTTCATCATGGGTCGAGTTCAAAGAGCAACACTCGCTTCTGGATGATATTTGCGCGGGATGCCCTGCACAATATGCCAATGAGAACGGAACCCCGACCGATAAATGGGAAGATGTCCGCACGACGCTGTCCGACCTTGATACGTCGAGGCTTCATTACGTGCGGATTCCGCAGGAGCATATCGTCATCGACTTTGATATTCCGGGACCGGACGGAAAGAAGTGCTTTGAGAAAAATCTTAAAGCCGCATCCAAATGGCCCCGGACTTATGCAGAGCTGAGTAAATCCGGTGCGGGAATCCATCTGCATTATATTTACACGGGCGATGTTGCAAAGCTCAGCCGCATTTACGACGAAAACATCGAAGTCAAAGTATTTACCGGGAAATCTTCACTGCGGAGAAAGCTGTCGAAATGCAATGATATTTCGGTGGCTTCCATCAGCAGTGGTCTGCCGTTGAAGGGAGAAAAAATGGTCGATGCAAAGCAGGTCCAGAACGAAAGGCATCTGAGGATACTGATCAAAAAGGCACTTGCCAAGGAAATCAGCCCCTATACGAAGCCGAATGTGGATTTTATTGCCCATGTCATGGAGGAGGCATACGAGGGCAACGTGGTCTATGACGTGGACGATATGCGCAATGCTATCCTGCTCTTTGCCGCAAGCAGCACGAATCAGGCTGATATTTGCGTCAAGACGGTGGCAAAGATGCATTTCAAGTCCAAAGAGGAAGCAAAGAGCGAGACTGATATTTTGGAGGCCCCTATCGCGTTCTTTGACTGTGAGGTTTTTCCGAACCTTTTCCTTATCAACTGGAAACTGGCAGGCGAGGACAAGCCGGTTCATCGCATGGTGAATCCTACCGCCAGCGAGGTCGAAGCACTGACAAACTACCGGCTCGTCGGCTTCAATAACCGCAAGTACGACAATCATATGCTTTGGGCTTGCATGCTGGGGTGGACGACAGAGCAGCTCTATGCACTGTCAAACCGCATCATCAACGAACATACCGGTTTCTTCGGTGAGGCGTATAATCTGTCCTACACGGATATTTACGACTTCTCTGCCAAAAAGCAGAGTCTGAAGAAGTTCGAGATCGAACTGGGCATCCATCATCAGGAGCTTGGGTTGCCGTGGGACCAGCCCGTGCCGAAAATCCTTTGGGACAAGGTCGCGGAATACTGCGACAATGACGTTCTGGCAACAGAAGCCGTGTTCAATGCACGTCATGCAGACTTTGTAGCCCGGGAGATCCTGGCAGATATTGCCGGACTTACGGTCAACGACACGACCAACACATTGACCACGCGCATCATCTTTGGCAAGGAAAAGCACCCGAAGCTGGTTTACACTGACCTTGCGACCGGCGAACAGGATTCGCTGACCGAGGTCGAGCCTGATATTTTGGTGTCCAAAAACATCATCAATGCCTTCCCGGGTTACGAGTGGACCAAAGGCGACGATGGCCGGATGCACAACATGTTCCGTGGAACAGACCTTGGTTTGGGCGGCTATGTCTATGCCGAACCTGGTATGTACTGGAATGTCGCGCTGCTGGATGTGGCGTCGCTGCACCCGCACTCGGCGGTCGCCATGAACTACTTTGGTGAGTACACCAAGAACTTCAATGACCTTATGGATGTACGTATCTATGTCAAACACAAGGAGTATGACAAGGCCAAGAAGCTCTTTGGCGGGAAGCTGGCCAAGTATCTGGATGACCCTGCGCAGGCGAAAGCATTGGCGCAGGCGCTGAAGATCGCCATCAACTCGGTGTACGGATTGACCAGTGCAACCTTCGACAATCCGTTCCGCAACCCCAAGAACGCCAACAACATCGTGGCGCTTCGAGGGGCTTTATTTATGCGCACTTTGCAGGATGAGGTACAGCAGCGCGGTTTCACGGTTGCCCATATCAAGACCGACTCCATCAAGATCCCCGGTGCTACGTCGGAGATCATCGACTTCTGCATGAAGTTTGCAGAGAAGTACGGCTACCAGTTTGAGCATGAGGCTACCTACGAGAAGATGTGCCTCGTGAACAATGCGGTCTACATTGCAAGGTATATGGACGCAGCTGACTGCAAGGCTCGGTATGGATACGTGCCGGGCGATAACGAGAAGGAAGGCGGAGAGTGGACTGCTACCGGTACGCAGTTTCAGGTTCCGTATGTGTTTAAGACGCTCTTCTCTCACGAAGATATTGTGTTCAACGACCTCTGCGAGACCAAATCGGTATCGAAGGGCGCTATCTACCTCGACAAAAACGAGGACTTGACCGAAGGAGAGCACAATTATATTTTTGTCGGGCGCGTTGGCCAGTTCTGCCCTATCAAACCCGGATGCGGCGGCGCACTGCTGGTGAGAGAAGCCGGTGCCAAAGACAACGGTGAGACCAAGTATGACTCTGTGACAGGTGCGAAAGATTATCGCTGGTTGGAAAGCGAGATGGTCTATAACCTGCATCTGGAGGACACTATTGACCGGTCTTATTTTGATAAGATGGCAACGAAAGCTATCGAGGCCATTTCCGAGTATGGTGACTTCGATCAGTTCGCTTCCAACGATTTGGGTGAACCGCCTTGGCAGAAGCCTGATATTCCGTGGGACGATGTGCAGGAAGAAGCTGCACAGAATTTTAATGTAAGATAAGGAGATTGATATTTTATGGAGAACAAGCTGTATGATTCCAAAGGACAACTGATTGGCTATATCGCAACCGTCGAGAAGAATCTGCCCGACGGCCTGACGAGGGTGGTTCTTCATACTGGCCACGAACTCACATTTCGCCCGGGCGATCTGATCGCTTATCGGGGCGGTAATTGGTGTATTCGCTATGGAGGGCTCGATGCTAGTAAGAAGAGCATTTCTGCTACGAACACCGCTGCTATCAAGGACGTTATCTTTGCTCCTCCGGCCACGATCGTTTACTGGTCGGATGGTTCCAAGACCGTTGTGAAGTGCAGCGAGAAGGATGTTTTCGACCCGGAGAAGGGGCTGGCCATGGCAGTTGCAAAGCGTTGCGGCGGCAACAATGGCAGCTATTACAAGGAGATCCGGAATTGGGTAGAGAAGAGCGGGAAGAGGTATCCCGAGAGCCCCACTGCTGGAAAAGCTGTCAATCTGGATGCGCTGAAAAAGTACATTTCTGAGGCAAATAAGGATTTTGAGAAGTTCCTCAGCACTGCCATGAGCAGCAAAAATCAGTCCAGTGCACTTCTCCACATAACAGCACTCGTGGCGGACCTGAAAGCTCTGGAAATCGAAATCAACAAGTAAAAGGAGACTGATATTTATGTACACCAAGCGCCAGAAAGTCAATATTGACGACACCCGTTTCATCTTTACCACCAACTTCAGCGGTGATCCCAGCCGTGACCGCTTTGGCTCGGACAAGCGCCGCGTAAATGTGGTCATTCCCACTATGGATCTGGTGAATCACCTCATGGATCTCGGCGTGAAGGTTCGTCAGACCAACCCGAATCCTGAGCGCACCTACGACGAGCCGTTCGTTCCGACCTACTTCGTGCCGGTGACGATCAATATGGATTCCAAGTGGCCCCCGCATGTCTACTGGGTCACTACTTCCGGCAAGAGGTTGCTCTGCAACATTGATACGATCGGCCAGCTAGACTTTATCCGGGTCAAGAACGTCTGTCTCCAGGCAAACCTTGTCGAGAAGCGCAACAACCCGGGTGAGTTCAGCCTGTATGCGGATGTGATGTACGTAGAGCAGGATGCTGACGCTGATCCGTATGCAGAGCGCTATGCCCGGTTTGCGGCTCCTGAAGCAGACATGGCAGAGCCGAGCGACCCCACCGAAATTCCCTTCTGAGGTGAATCATATGAAGAAACTGTTTATCAGCTGCCCGATGAAAGACCGTACCGAAGCCCAGATCCGTGGGACCATGACGCAGATGCACAACATTGCAGAGGCCGTATTCGGAGAAGAACTGGATGTTATCCAGACCTATATTCCTGATCCTCCGAGTGGCACGAACCAGGCACTTTGGTGTCTCGGCGAAAGCATCAAGATGCTGTCGGAGGCCGACTATTTCATCGGCATATATGATGAAGAGAAAGCGTACCGTGGTTGCGCAATCGAGAACCAGGCCGCAAAGGCTTACGGCATTCCCAGTTACACCATCAACCTGAACTATGTGGCTCGGGATGTCGTCGAAGCACGGGCGAAAGAAGCTCGTAAGTATAGCTGCTTCGGTTACTAATCAATGATATTTCGAGTGCCGGGTCAGTCCCTGGTCGAATGCCCAGTCGGTGAGTGCCCACGTCGCAAAATGGCGGCTCTAAGGAAACAGCTCGATTTATATTTTTGATGTGCAATTTGGGAGGTTGACAGTATGAAAGTTCTGAGGGTTCGCCCAAAGCATTACCCTGAAGTGATCGACATTGACTGTTCTCTGGAATCGCTCCAGAAAGAGGTGGAAGGCCCGATTCAGGCTGTTTACCCGTGGGATGATGCGGTGGCATTGATTTGCAACGAAGAAGGAAAGCTGCATGAGGATTGCATGGAGAAACTCAACCGGACGCTCGACGGCCCTTATGGTATCCCCATTGATATTATCGTTGGAACATTCCTGATTGTAGGCCTCACGGAGGATGATTTCGGTGAGCTTTTGCCGGAGTTCGTCGAGAAGTACGAGAAGATGTTCCATCGGCCGAGAAAGTTCGTCACCTACACGGATAGCGAAGGAAAAACGCATCTCGACGTTGATTATTGTACACCTGAAGAATAAGCACATGAGAGCCCTGGAGAAATCTGGGGCTCTTTTATTTGAGTCATTAGCATGGGCTGTACGGTGGGTTCGATTCCCGCATGACTCGCAACCGGGCCAAAGAGCCTGATATTTGAACAATAGAAGGAGTAAGGACTATGAGCAGAGAAAAAGTAAAAGAGATCGTCGATTACATGGTTTCGGAGGGTATGCAGAACACCAACTACGGCTGCTGGGCCTTTGATATTCCGGAACTGTGCGACGAGTTCGACCTTCCGCTGGAATGGTTCTATGAGCACAACGATGATATTTGTCGCGAACTCGGCAAGCGTGATGAGATTGCTGATTACGAGCAGAACTACGACTGGAACAACCATCCGCTGGATTACGACCTGGTTTATTACACGGACTTCTGTCGTTCTGAGGAGGTGTGATATTTATGGGCGGACTTCGCAGAGTAGATAAGGCTTGCAAAAAATGCGGCGGTATGATGTACCAGGTTCCGTCAAAAAGATTATACTGCGATAAATGTCGAGACACCGTATCGCGTAACATGTCAACGACGGAAGAAAAGCCTAAAAAGCTCACACTGTCAGAAATCATGCGCGAAGCAGATAAGGAGGGCTTGCAATATGCGTCCTACTGCAAAAAGCACGGACTTTACTAAGAAAAAAGAGCTCTGGAAGGTGTTCAGAAAGCACCGGAAAGAGCTCTTTGCTTATACCGTCAGAGGGGAGGGCGAAGATGAGGAAGAGGCGACGATCTCGCTTCTGGCCTATGAGAATCACTGCAAGAAAAGTGACATTTATGTGACGTTGGAAATGAGGTGAGCGACCTGATGGCAGGTGTAACGCTCTACGACTACCAATTGGATGCGATCAACCGTATGAAAATCGGCTGCATCTTATGCGGAGGCGTAGGAAGCGGAAAATCAAGAACGAGTTTAGCGTTCTATTACAAACTTTACGATGGGGAGGTGAACACGGAAAAATATGTTCGTATGACAGAGCCCCCGGATCTTTACATCATCACGACTGCCCGGAAACGGGATACGGGAGAGTGGGACGAAGAACTGGCCCATTTCTATATGTCTACAGATCCAGAGCATGATATTTACGAGCACAAGGTCGTGGTGGATTCCTGGAACAATATCGGAAAGTACGTTGGCGTGAAGAATGCGTTCTTTATATTTGACGAGCAGCGAGTCGTTGGAAAAGGCGCATGGGTGAAATCTTTCTACAAAATTACGCAAAATAACGAGTGGATTCTGCTCAGCGCCACCCCTGGGGACTGCTGGACGGATTATATCCCGGTGTTCATCGCCAATGGATTCTATCGAAACAGAACGGACTTCAACAACCAGCATGTGGTATACAGCCAATTCTGCACGAAATACCCGAAGATCGACCGGTATCTGAATACCCAGCGCTTGGTACGGCTACGGGAACGGATTCTGGTTGACATGGACTTCGAGCGGCCGACGGTCTCGCACCATGAGAATGTATTTGTGGATTACGACAAGGTGAAGTATCTGTCGATCTGCAAGAACCGGTGGAACCTCTGGGAGAACAAACCAATCGAGACCGCCAGCGAGTTCTGCTATCTGCTGCGGAAGTTGGTGAACGCTGATGCAAGCCGACAAGAAAAAGTGCTGGATATTTGTAAAGGCAGACCTAGGGTTATTATCTTCTATAATTTCGATTATGAGCTTGATATTCTAATGGGTCTGGACTACGGCAAAGATACAGAGGTGGCCCAATGGAACGGGCACAAGCATCAGCCGCTTCCTGAAGGCGACAGGTGGGTGTATCTGGTGCAGTACAATGCCGGTGCTGAAGGCTGGAACTGCATCAAGACGGACACCATTATATTTTACAGCCAGAACTACTCCTATAAGATCATGGGGCAGGCCTCGGGGCGTATCGACCGGCTGAATACCCCGTACAAGGATCTGTACTACTACCATCTGAAGAGTAGGAGCGGTATTGATTTGGCAATTTCGAGAGCCCTGAACTCGAAGAAAGCGTTTAACGAGAGGAAATTTTATGGAGCAGGTTAACTTTGAAGATGTATTTGCTGACCTGATTCATTCTTTTGAATCTGCGGCAGATAAAGTAAAGAAACTCACAGATGAACGGGAGGACGAGGTTTATATGAGAATTGCAAATGACCGGAAAGCTGCCAATGGATTCCGTCCGAGCTATCCGAAATGCAAGATTCCTAAGACAGATATGGCTAACAAAGTTATGCAGGGGCGGATTCATAAACACTGCTAATAGAAAGGATTGATATTTGTGATTAAGGATTCTGGAGATCGTACCGAATTTGAAACTGGTGCCAAACGCGACATGCACGCCGGGAAGGGGCGCATGGACCTTCTGCCTTGGTACGGCATCATGGAGGTCAGTAAGCACTGTGAGGAAGGTGCCTTAAAGTACGGTGAGCACAACGCAGACAAGGGTATTCCGCTGCATTCGCTGCTGGACAGCGCTGCTCGGCATCTGGCAAAGTACATTGTTGGTATGGACGATGAGGATCACCTGCGCGCGGCCTGCTGGAATCTGTTGCGGGCGCTGGAGCAGCGGACGACGCATCCTGAGTTGGATGATAGGTTTGCGGTCGAGCAGGAGAAGGCAAAGAAAAAACGTCCCTGGATATCGGTTGAATGTATGAATTGCATGAAACGCCATCCGGTTGCTCCTGAGGTATGGTCATATAATGCAGACGGAGCTCCTATCGACCACAAGGTTGTGAGGTGCCTATTCTGTAAAGCAAACGAGGAACACAAATACGTCGGCGACCTTGACGGATATGCAGATCCTGACGAGACACTCGTTGCCGTTAAATGCGGTGACTGTAATGCTCATTTTGAGATCCCTACATCTAACTGGAACAGTATGAAGGAGTGCACAATCCATAACGGTGAGGTTCTGGCACGTTGCCCTCGCTGCGGAAAGGACACTTTTATTTCGGAGGTAAGCGCTGATGAATAACTGGATGCGCGAAGTGGACTATGCGACCTACTGTCCGAAGTGCAAGAGCTTCAAGGTGCTGGAGACGGATGAACCCTGCCACGAGTGCCTGACGGAGTGTGCGCGGGAGGGTACGGTGAAGCCTTTGAAGTTTAAGGAAGGCGCGAAATAATCAGCTTCCTTTATGGAGGACGAATACTCACAAATTATACTTGGAGGTTATTATTATGGATTTTATGAATTCGCCTTATGAGGATTATACTACAGAAGAATTGGATGCCAAGGAAAAGCAGCTTATGTATGAGCTTGAACTAAACAAGCTTAAGCGTAAAGCACTTGACGAACAGGCATACTTTCTTGAGCTGAAGTTGTCGATGATCAATAAGACGACACCAAGAAAAAATCAGGAATTCATGCCGGGTGATTTGGCTGAGGAGTTCTAAGGGCATAGAGCCGTGGAGAAATCTGCGGCTCTTTATTTTCTGAACTGTAACAAAAAAAGGAGCGATTCAAATGCACGAAATCCAGGAAAAAGCCACGACCCATAAGGTCTTCATGAAAATCATCCGCCCTTGGCCCGGACGAAGCGGATATTTAGAAAAGTTCTCTGATTTAACCTCGAACGGTATGGCAAGGTTTCGCTTTGAGGGTGATAACTACGATACCATCGCCCATGTGAGCAATATGGAATATAAGGTATATGACTGATTTCAAATCTAAAATTGTAGAGTATCAGGAGGAACGGTGAACGCTAAATGATATTTGCTGAAGAGGATTTGAACTCTTTGAATGCTATTGCTGGACTATTGGCTTCATTCGGGTGTGATAGTCAGGCTGGCTGCGTGCTTTATATTCAGCATAAAATTGCAAAGACCATGGAGGCTGACGAAAGGAAATGCAGAAATGAGAAACATGTCTAAGAAAACCTGGAAACTCCGGGTTTGGAATCACATGACCGAGATGCAGAAGCTTGATATTCTGCTGAAGCACGCTAAGGTTCCGCATACTTATGGACGTCGTTGGCCAGAGATGGACAGGCCGGACTGTCCGGAGTATCTTCCGGGCGGACGGCTTGATTGCGGTGAGCAAATCATTGCATATGATGCTGCTGGAAATCGTATCTGGGATGGCGTTTGGGGTTGGGGTTCCTATGGCTTTGAGCAGGGGCTTATCGAGGTGATGGGTGCGCAGCTGCTTGGCCATGATGATGTTAAGGGCTGGCTCACGGCTCGTCAGGTTATGAAGATGTGGAGGTGTAGAAATGCTGCGCAAAATCGTTGATTTCGTCAAAAAGATATTCTGGACAGAGCCGATGGTTTCGACAGTCAACACGCTGAAAGATGCCATGCGGGATCTTGAGGTGGCCCGGAACCACTTTGAGAACTGCGACCCGGAGTTTATTACGGCTGCTATCTTCGAGCTGAACGCTGCGGAGAGCCGTCTGGATGCTGCGAGGAGGTGTGCGGTATGACAACTTTCTACTGCCCTACATATTTCTGCAATTTCTGTGAGCGAGAGTTTGAAGTGGGTAATCGCTATCATGATGAAGAGGAAGCATTTAATAAAGCAAAAGAATTGATGTACCACAAAGCTGTTCACATCTGTGATAATGGAAATATTGGTGTCGGTGTTTTTACAGGGTTTGAAAGGGTGGATATCGGTGACTAATAATACTTGGGAAAAAATCGGCCATATGCTGGGTCATATTCTGGCGGCAACGCTGGTTATTTGCGCATGGCTGATCATTATTGCGTTCACGCTGAAGGTGATCTGGTTCATTTTGTTCCGGATTCTGCTGTGAGGTGCGATATGATTGACTATGAAGAAGTTGTTGAGGCCATATGGAGGTACGACTGTCCTCGAATCGACATTGATGAGGATATTACGACGCTTTATGCGGATGGCAAAGCCTTTGCGCAAGTTATTCACAGGGCTGACGGGTCACGCGAGGACTTGTATTTTGAGGATTACGAGCTTCAAAAAGATATCCTGATCAAGCCGAACGCTACGTTGCGTGATGTGGTCGAGCTTTGCATGAATGGTGACATTAGCTACGCAGATGCTCGTGAATGGTGCATGGAGAATGATATTTCACTTGGGCAGTTCGACAGGTGGCTTTATGGTGCGCTGAGAAAGTCTGATACCCCTGCCCGTGTGGAACCGAAAGAACCGTGGCCATATCGAGTGGTGGCGGGCATAAACCGGGTGCTGGAGATTCTGCTTAACTCGATTTTGGAGGATTTTATATGAGATGTTGTCCGGTATGCTATTCAAAAGTGAGGCCAACTGTATACGGAACAGCGACCACTGGGACAAGCCTGGAAATCAAGTATAAGATTCAGTGTCGGAATTGCGGATTTGGATGCGATAAAGCAGGCAGTGTCATAGTGCAATATGATGAAGAAACGATGAACCCAATAGCCGATGATCATGGCTTACGGAAACTTATTAGAGACTGGGATTCTATTTTGCGAGATCCTGATAGAGAAAGGCTGGCTGATATATGAAGTACACATTTTGGTTTGAATGTACCGACAATGGTGGTGGACATCAGGCTTTTGAAGTCAAAGCAGAGAATAAGCAGGAGGCCATCAAGAAGGGCATGGCGTTTGCAAAGAAACATGCTTCGGGTGATATCTGTGGGGATTGGGAGTGCAAAATGATATCGGAGTGGACAACATGAACAACGACTTCGGAGCACTTACGATACTTGCACCTAAATGCCAGAAGTGTCCGAAGGTGGAAACTTGCGACCATAAGCAACTGGCTCATCTCGGATACATTATCCCAATCGAGGATATTGGCATCAGCATGGTGGTCCAAAGAGGTAATGGAAAGAGCCTGCGGCAGCTTGAAATCATTGATTCGTTGATGAAAAGGAGATTTAATTATGAAAATCGTTGAACCTAAGTACGAAATCCTCACTGATATTTCTGAAGGCGGCATCAAAGAGCTCCAGCAGATCGAGCGGGTGGCCCGTGTCTGCTACAAGAGCGAGGATAAGATCACGCCGGACGGTGAGTCGGCAAAGAAACTGGTAGGTTTTCTGGTGAAGCAGGGGCATGAGGCTATGCTGGAGCATTCGCAGCTGTCCGTGCTGTTTACCTGTGACCGGGCCATTGCCAATGAGTTGGCACGGCACCGTATTGCGAGCTTTGCGCAAGAGAGCACACGGTACTGCAACTACTCGAAGGAGAAGTTTGGCGGGGAGCTGAGCTTTATTCGGCCGTATTATATTGATGTGACCGACACTGACAAGAAACGTGAAAGCGCAGAATATACGCCTGGCAGCACCTGGCTTGATTCCTGCGAATCTGCGGAAATCCTTTATAAGGATATGATCGCACTCGGTATGCGTCCCGAACAGGCCCGTTGTGTACTGCCGCTGTGCCTGAAGACCGAGATCGTGGTGACGGCCAACTACCGTGAGTGGCGCAACATCTTCAAGCTGCGTACTCCTGTGGCAGCACATCCTCAGATGCGTGAGCTCATGTGCCCGCTGCTGATGGAGCTTCAGAAGAAGATCCCGGTGGTGTTCGATGATATTTACACGTACTGGCCTGCGGATGACCAGACACGGAAAGGAAGTATGGTGAAGTGATGCGAATTGTGCTGCTCGCAAGCATTATTTTGCAAGCTACCGCAATTGGAATGTCTTTTGCTGAGAACATCGGCGAAGAAAAACAGAGAATCATCAGATATACAGGATGGTTCTTGCTTTTGATTTACATGATATTTGGTTGAGGTGATTGACTATGAAAAATCGTATTATTTGCGTCGTTGCATGTATGATGATGCTCGTTGGCTGCCTCGGGTTATGCAGTTGTGGAAACTATAGGGTGTTTGATACGACATTTACCTATTCCTGGGCACAGATTAAGTTGCCCGATGGAACTATCGTTCAAGGCAAAGTGGACAACTGGACTGACTACGAAGGCGATCAGCTGCAAATCACGATTGACGGTACCACATATCTGGTTCATGCAGCAAATGCTATTATGAAAACCTAAGTGGGAAAGGATGCGGTGATAAGAAATGCAGCAAAGAACGTATGATTTTCTCGCTAAGTTGAAGGTTCCCATGCTGACCTTCGGCGGGGAGCTGATGGGCGAGGCTGTGGAGATGGTCGTCGATGACTTGAACTCGCACCGATTTATGTCCATGAGGGACATCGAGGCATCACTGGCAGATAAGTTCAATTGCAGCCCTGGTGTTGCGGATCGCCGGATGCGGTATGCATTGGATATGGCGGAATATCGCTCTGGCGGGGTTAATGTTGAGCTGGAGAATTTGAAGAGTACGTACGATATTAAGGTGCTGTCGCTGAAAAAATTCTTGTATGCGGCGGGGAGAAGTTTAATGACGGAGGTGAGTGTGGGTAATGACTGCGGGTGAATTTAATAAACTGGCAAAGCAGGGCCATGTGAGAGCAGAGATCGTGGCGGCTTATGCGGCTGAATCTGGTCAGGTCGAGAAAATTGTTGGCTTCACGGATCAACTCGTGAGATTTCGGTTCAAGGGCAGGAAGTATGATACGATTATTTCACTTGTGAACGTTGTGTTTGAGATTGAGGATTGAGCCATGTTGGTAAGCAATAATATTATTTGGATATTACCACCCTAATGGGATTGACTACGGGCCATATACATGATATTCTTGATGTATGAATAGGAGGTGCTTTTATGGCACGGACGGTAAAATGCCCTAGCTGTGGTGCAGAGTTAACAATTAAAGATGAGAGTCGTGACTTCATGTTCTGTGAATACTGCGGGACGAAAGTTCGGCTGGATGATTATCAGGAGACGCATCGGTTCGTGGATGAAGCAAAAGTTCGGAGAGTGGATGCGTTCAAAGATATTGCCATGAAAGGCATGGAGCTTCACGAAAAGAAACAGGAGCAAGAGCGAGAAGAGGCTGAGAAAAATCGGAGAATGATGCCGGTTTATATTGGTCTGATGATTGCGATTCCGGTTATAGCCGGCATAATTTTGAAATTTTTCGGTTAAGATAAAATTTCACGGCCTTTTTATTTTTGAAAATACTTGACCGATGATGCCCGGTTCTGCCCATTTTATTTTTCGTAATTTTTGTGAACTTTTCGAGAAAACATCAAAAGTGTAAATTTCGTGGCCAAAAACCCACTTTGTGGCCAAAAATTTTTACAAAAATGGCCACAAAAACTAACGTAAATACGTTAAAAATATGCCATTTGGCCAAAAACCCACTTTTTTCTTTAAGTTACTTAAAAAATTGAAAATTTATATATAGTAATAGGAGATAAAAAATGGGCTTTTGGCCACAGCGAGTTTTTAGCTCGATTTGGCCGCGAGGGCCATAGATTTTTGCCTTGTAAAATCTCGTCGGATAGTGTATGATAAAGATGCAGCGTATGGTTGCATTATCGCTGACGGTTATGAGGTGTAAAATATGGATTTCGTTAATGAGTATGGTTTTGAAGAATGGTGGACTGAAGATCGTAAAGGTCGGCATATATCTTGTTACGCAAATAAATATGTAGAACTTCATATAAAAAGACCCGTGTGCGAATGTGGACGAATACTTGGCAAAAATGGACGAGAGCATTGGCGTTGCTCAAAATGCGGAGCAGAGTATTCGTATGATGAGCTTTACCGTTCCTTTGGTCCAGATGATTATAATTACGACTGCGATGATGGAACGATACAAGATGACTATGGCGAAAGAAAATATGAAGCACTTCAGATGTGCTGTGGACCAGAAGAATTGTACGAAATCTATAAGCATCTTTAATGACGCGAAAAAAAGCAATCTCTATTATGGAAGAAATTCCACTAATTCAACAAAGGAGATTGCACCATGAGAAAAATTGAAATGGAAGAAAGAACACTTCAGGTTGTAATGACTACAATGGGCAATATGGAATATGCGCGCGGTAAATCTAGTGGGCGCAAGAACACATTGCAATTGATGAATCAGGCTATGACTTGGAGCGGAATTTCAAACGAGACAATACAGCACATTATGCAAGCTTATCGACAGCTTGAAAAAGTGGATAAGTTGTAAATTTTTAAATGCCCTTGCGCGAAAAACGCAGGGGCTTTTTCTTTTGCTCTGTTTTCTCAAAAATTCCTAAAAATTCACATTATTTCCTAAAAACTCACGCGAGAAAAACATCCCCTTTTATGGGAGGAATAGAATGTGTCTCAAGACGTGCTATTCCTCTTATTTTTGGAGGTTGTATCATGCTCGAAAATAAATTCAAGACAGGATTGGTAAAGGAACTGAAAGAACGCTTTCCAGGCTGTAAGGTTGTCCATTTAGATCCTACGGAGATTCAGGGTATTCCCGATCTCTTAGTTCTTTATGGTAAAACCTGGGGCGCACTGGAAGGCAAGAAGTCAGCGACTGCATCTCATCGTCCAAATCAGGACTATTATGTTCGGCAAATGGACGAGATGAGTTTTGCTTCCTTTATCTATCCTGAAAACAAGGAGGAAGTTCTTAATGAACTGGCAAGATCATTCGAGGCTCACGGGGAAACATGCCCTCCTCGGAGCAAGTAACTATCATTGGTTAAACTATGATGCAGATAGGCTGACCAATGCCGTTCTTAATTATCAGGCGAAAGAACGAGGAACCCGCCTGCACGCGTTTGCAGCTGAGTGCATTGCTCTTAAGCAAAAGTTGCCAAAGAGCAAAAAGACATTAAATACCTATGTGAATGATGCCATTGGCTTCCGCATGGATACTGAACAAGTCCTCTATTATAGCGACAACTGCTTCGGAACCGCAGATGCAATTACATTCAACGACGGTTTCCTTCGCATTCACGATCTCAAAACTGGAGCTGTTCCTGCACACATGGAGCAGCTCTATATTTATGCCGCTCTTTTCTGTCTGGAGTACGGATACGACCCGAAAGATATTCGGATAGAAACCCGTATCTACCAGAACGATGAAATCTGGATCGAGAATCCTACTGAAGATGAAATCAATCCGATCATTGCTAAAATCAAAGAGTTTGATCCGATTATCACTGATATTTTGTTAGGAGTGGCAGCATGAACCCGATTGAAAAAGACCTTCGTTCTTATTTTGGCATTACCTCTGAAAGTAATATTCTGGAGCATTACGGTACGAAACGCCATTCCGGGCGTTATCCCTGGGGCTCTGGTGATAATCCGTATCAGCATTCTGGTGATTTTTTGTCCCGGGTGAAAGAATTAAAAAAGAAAGGCCTCTCTGAAAAAGATATTCTGGAAACTATCAATAATTCTCTTCCCGATGAATATAAAATGGGGCTTACAGAGTTTAGAGTAGCTCAGCGGACGGCTACACATGAACGCCAAGCATTGGAGTACGACAAGATTCGTGCTCTAAAAGAAGATGGTCTTGGATGGAAAGAAATTGGTGATAAACTAGGGATGAGCGAATCTAGTGTTCGCTCTAAATATAATGGCAACATTAGTAAAAAAGAACAACGTGCTGTAAATATCGCAAATACATTGAAGGCTGAAGTCGATAAAAAAGGTATAATTGACATTTCTGAAGGAGCAAATTCTGTTTTAGGAATAACTCAAACGGAGTTGGATGAGGCCGCATACAAGTTAGAGGCCGAATATGGCTATAAGCGCTACGGTGTGGGCATCAAGCAGCCTACCAATCCTCGCCAGCAAACGAACATTACAGTTCTTGCGAAGCCTGAATTTGATCAGAAATATGCTTATCAGCATCAGGATCAGATTGATTCTCTTGGAGACTATCATTCTGATGATGGCGGAGAGACCTTTACAAAACTTCAGCGTCCGTCTAGTCTGGATTCCAGTCGTGTCGCTATTCGATATGGTGATGAAGGCGGTCTGGATAAAGACGGTGTTATGGAGATTCGCCGCGGGGTTCCTGACCTTGACCTCGGAAAAAGCCACTATGCACAGGTTCGTATCCTCGTTGACGGTGACCATTATCTGAAGGGCATGGCTGTCTATTCGGATGATCTGCCGGATGGTGTGGACGTGATGTTTAACACCAATAAGCCTTCCGGTACGCCCAAGATGAAGGTTCTCAAGGAAGCAAAAGCTGATCCTGACAACCCGTTTGGCGCGGCCATCAAGGCCAACGGCCAGAGCATGTACATCGGCGATGACGGAAAAGAGCACCTCTCACCGATCAACAAGCTGAAAGAGGAGGGCGACTGGGATACGATGTCCCGGAACGTCTCTTCTCAGTTCCTTTCCAAGCAGCCCAAGAAGCTGATCGAGAACCAGCTCAACCTTACCGTCGCGGATTACAAAGCCCAATATGATGAAATCATGCGGTACGATAATCCTACGGTCAAAAAGAAGTTGCTCAACGATTTTGCTGATACGGTTGAGGGAACGTCCATGACCCTGAAGGCATCTGCTTTCCCGGGTCAGTCCACGAAGGTTATCCTGCCGATCAATAAGATTAAGGAGACAGAGGCTTATTGCCCTACCTATGAGAATGGCACCAGGCTTGCACTGATCCGTTATCCTCATGCAGGTACCTTTGAGATTCCCATTGTGACTGTCAACAACAAGAATGTCAGCGGTAAGCGGAATCTCGGTGCAATTCAGGATGCAATCGGCATCAATGCAAAGGTTGCAGAGCGCCTGTCTGGTGCTGACTTCGATGGCGACACGGTTATGGCAATCCCTGTTACTGACAAAGTCAACATTAAGTCTACTCGTGCGCTGAAAGCATTGGAAGGATTCGATCCCAAGACCGCTTATGCAGTTCCTGAAGGCAATCCGAACAATGTCAGGCTGATGAAGAAAGAGGAGAAGCAGCGCGAAATGGGCGTGATCTCCAACCTCATCACTGATATGACATTGCGAGGTGCTGATGAGGACGAGCTTGCACGTGCGGTTAAGCACTCCATGGTCGTTATCGATGCGGAAAAGCATAAGCTGGACTATAAGCGCTCTGAGCGAGAGAATGGTATCCCCGAGCTGAAGCAGAAGTGGCAGATTCGTGTTGACGAAGAAGGAAACACTAAGTATGGTGGTGCATCCACGCTGCTGTCCCGGCGTAAGCAGACAGTACGAGTGCCGGAGCGTCGTGGCAGTGTCCGCATAGACAAGGAGACCGGTGAGTATATTTACAAGGAGAGCGGACGGACATTCACTGACCCCAAAAGCGGCAAGAAGCGTCTAGCGGAGGATACTGTCAGCCTGATTTCCGAAACGAAAGATGCTCGAACTCTGTCTTCTGGCACTGTTCAAGAGAACCTATATGCGGACTTCTCTAATAAGCTGAAGGCCATGGCCGCTCAAGCTCGAAAAGAAGCTGTTAATATGAAAGGACTCGAATACAGTGCTGAAGCTGCTAAAAAGTATGCCCCTGAAGTAGCTTCGCTGAAAGCTAAGTATGCAAATATGATCGCCAATAAACCCAAAGAACGCAAGGCGATGCTAATTGCTAATGCTAATATTAAGGCAAAGATTCAAGAGCAAGGTTTGAACCCCAACATTACAGAAGATAAAAAAGAGATTAAGAAAATCTCTTCTGTCGAAATGCAGCGTGCTCGTGATTCAGTTGGTGCAAGCGGACGCAGATCCAAGGTCACCTTCACGGATAAGGAATGGGAAGCTGTTCAAGCTGGTGCAATTTCAGACAACATGCTGACGAAATTCCTTAATTCGTCTGATTCTGATGAAATTGTGAAGCGTGCAATGCCAAAGAATGCAACTGTTATGACTTCTGCAAAGATGTCCAAAGCAAGTGCAATGCTGCGAAGCGGTTATTCTTATGCCGAAATCGCAAAGGCTTGTGGCGTTCCTGAATCTACTGTTTATAGTGCACTCAATAAGTAACAATCCATCAAGAAAGAGGCTTTGAATTATGGTTCGATGCTTTCTTACCACCTTTGACAACCCGTACAGTCCGTATGAGGAGTTTGAAAAGTGGTACCAATATGACGTTGATCATGGCTACAACTCTTCTGGTTTGCTTATGAGAATCGCCGAGACCTCCTCTCAGTTCACGGACAACGAAAATGCCTATGAAATTGAGAAAGCAATCGACAAGATTGTTGCTGCTGATCCAATAAACATTTACAAAAAGCTCAAAATCAATGTATCTGACGAAGATACGCTAGGCCAAACTGCGTAAACCATAGGGAGGGGGTCTCAAAATCGGCACCCCCTCTCAAATCGCGCCGATCTTTGATATTTCCCCGGAGGGAAAATTGATATTTTGGGCTTTAAGGCTCCGACAGCGAAAGCTGCCGATTATATTTGTGTAAACTCTCGATACCTGTATCCACAGCAGGTGTTAAGATTTACAGTCATATGGGAAATTGCCGAGGTTCTGGGGTGTAGACCGGGGCTTCGGCGGTTTTTGCAAGGGCTCATGGGAGTAGTATCCTCCTATATATTTGGGTTCAGGGCTTTCACGATGTTCAACCTCCATTGGGCATGATCTGCTTTTTCTTCTCCTTTCAAATGAGACAGGCTTAACTGGTACTACTGCGACTCCCATGAACCCTTGCAAAAGCAAAATAAGAATCTGAAACGAGGTTATTGCAATGAAACCTAAGAAGTCTGCTCCGGGCGAAATGTCGGCTGCAACTTCGCGGCCTGCAAGAACCCCGGAAGCGCAAGAAAACTATATGATCAATCTGGCAATGAAGCTGGTTGAGAAACGACTGCTGGAAGGTACGGCATCCAGCGCTGAGACGACCCATTTTCTGAAGCTGGCGACCTCCAAGAACGAGTTGGAGAAAACAAAGCTGGAAGAGGAAAACAAGCTGCTGAGGGCAAAGACTGAGACACTCCAGAATGCAAAGCACTCCGAGGAGATGTACGAGAAGGCCATTGCTGCCATGAAGAAATACAACGGCTTGGGAGAGGATGACGAGTATGACATTAATTGACGTTGCATTTGCCCTGAGCATGGTTGTGATGATTATTTTCGTACCACTATTCTTTGCCGAGTGGGTCGAGAAGCACACCCAGAGTTATGCGCTTGAGATATTTGCGCATTTCGGAATGCCTGCGCTATTGTGGTGTGTAATGTTGGTGCTATATGAATTGCTGCGTAAGAATGGGGTAGTTGGGTGAAATGTCAATAACGAATATCCAGATGCTATTGGCTGTACTGTGGTTATGCAGTTTTGCAATCTTCATGGTGGCCGTATACCTGGGGGAGCATCCGGAAAATGCTGTAAGTACGACCATGCTGTATGTTCTCGGGGCACTGTCTGGGGTTATTGCACTCTGCGAGATACTGGAGCTGTTTGCATGAAAAGCTACACGGAACTTTGCACGCTGCCGACATACGAGGAGAGACTGGAGTATTTACAGCTGCACGGGGAAGTGGGGAGAGATACCTTTGGGTTTGACCGATGGCTGAACCAGGACTTCTACCAATCGAGAGAGTGGCGGCAGTTCCGAGATAGGATCATTGCCCGGGACATGGGATGCGACCTGGGGTGCAAAGACCACCCGATCACAGACTGGGTGCTGCGGGACGGAAAGCCGATCCGACCGAAGATTTCCATCCACCACATAAACCCCATAACAAAAAATGACGTTCTCCAGCACAGCGAAAAACTGCTTGATCCGGAGAACGCCATTTGTGTTTCGGCGGCAACGCACAAGGTGATCCATTACGGAACGGGGAAGGGCCCGAAGCTGCCGGACGGAGAAAGAAGACCGGGCGATACCTGCCCATGGATAAAAACATGAATAAGTTACAAGAAGAAACCGACAATGGCTAAGGCGACAAAAAGCAAAACGACACCGACTTGGATGTACATTCCGTGATCACCGAGAAAATCAAGAGTTCTTTCGAGAATATGCTTGGCTCTATCGATAAATTCGGTGACCGAAAATTCTGGAATATGGCGATTTACTATTTCTGCATAGGTGCGAAGTTCTTCGTTATCATCGTCCGAATCCGTTTGACGACTACTTGGCTCATCAGATAAAGAATCATCGGGCTTGAACTGTGATCCGCAATAAGGACACTCGAGAAATGCACCGTGGTCATCCATTTTTACAGGAGCGCCGCAGTTTGGACAGGTGTAAGACTGCATATATTGCCTCCGAAGTATAAGAAATACCGTTTGAGATAAGTATATCAATCCATATGTTGTATGTAAAGAAGAAAGTCTGATATCCAGTGGAGGAAATAAGTATGTACCAGAAAAAAGCATTTAACCGGCGAGAGCAGGACTATGCCATGGGGCTGCGGCGGAAGCTGGAAGAGGCAGAGGCGATGCTCCAGCACCTTGCACCGAGCCGCGCGAGAAGCCTGGCGCTGACCAAGCTGGACGAAGCACTGCTCTGGGCGAACGTGGGCATTGCGGAGGCCGGGCTCCAGCAGGGCTATACGGCTGTACCGCGGAACAGGGGCTTTGACTTTGACGATGCTTTGGCCACGAACGTGGATGGGCAGCAGGTGCGGGCAACACGGGCCAGGGATATCACGTTTGATGGGATGAAGATTGTCCCGCGGAGGGATGAGAATCAGGCTGTGGTCGCACAAAACGCTGCTCCGAGTGCTGGGGGAGACCTCGTTTTGCTGAAGCCTGGTCAAGTGGCGATCGATGCGGGGAGGCTGGCCAAGCTGGTCGAGGAGAGTGCACAGAAAGAAGCGGCCATGGGGAAGGACGGAGCATCCCGTCACCTGGCAGAGCTTGAGCTGATGGCACAGGCGCACAAGGACTGGTACCACGCCATGATGAGCTACATTATGGGTGACGACAGCGATGCCGAGGAGGAATAAAAATGGAACAGAGAGATTTTATGACCCGCGCAAAGCAGCTGGTGGTGGACTACTTCAACAGTCATGTGGACGCGACCGACGGCAAGAAGTTGACGATGGAGGATGTGTTCATCGTATGGTTCTCGAAGACCTTGCAGAACTGGAAGGCGCTTGTAAGCACCACCGTATCCGATGGCATGTACTATGAGATCACCCACAACGGCGACAAGAAGGAGACCTACCTCGACGTGTACAAGAAGTGGGAGAACCAGTGCATTGCGGACGGAAACACCGCACATTGACGGAGGCGCAGTATGGACAGCATCCTTACAAGCGTGAAGAAGCTGCTGGGCATTGCCGAGGAGTGCACCGACTTTGATGCGGACATCATCATGTACATCAACATGGCGCTGTTTGCACTGGTGCAGATGGGAGTGGGGCCCGGCGAGGGGTACGCCATTTCCGGGAAAGAAAACGAATGGACGGAGTTCGTTGCCGACCCGGTGAAGGTGGAAGCGGTGAAGGCTTACGTGGCCGTGAAGGTACGGCTGCTGGGCTTTGACCCGCCCCAGAGCAGCACCACCATGGAAGCGCTGAAGAATACCGCTGCTGAGATGGAATGGCGGCTGAACGTGGAGCACGACAACACATGGAACGGACAGTAGCAGCGGGATGGGTGGAGCACTGGATGGAGACAGCGGAGAAGAAAGACTTGTTTGGGCGGGCAACGCAGGATATCTGCGACGGATGCGCCAGACAGGGAACTTGCGAATGCCCTGAGGACATCCGGTGCTTTTTCACCCTGGACAAGCCCTTTTACCAACCCAAAGCCGGAACGAGTGAAGCGGAGTAAGACGAGGAAACAAAATGGCATTATCGAACACGGCCACGCCGATCTACTACGGCCGTTTTCGGGAGGCCGTGATGCGGGGTGAGATCCCGGTTTGCCGGGAAATTGCCATGGAGATGGAGCGGATCGACGACCTGATCGCCAATCCGGGCATCTACTATGACGACAAGGCGGTGAACGGCTTTATCTCTTTTTGCGAGGATGAGCTGACCCTGACGGACGGCACCGACGTGAAGCTGCTGGACAGTTTCAAGCTATGGGCCGAAGAGATCTTTGGGTGGTACTACTTTGTAGAACGAAGCGTCTTTGTGCCGAACGAGCGCGGAGGCGGCGGACACTACGAGACACGGCGGCTGAAAAAGCGGCTGGTGACAAAGCAATACCTCATCATTACCCGATCGGCTGCGAAGACCATGTATCTGGAGTTTTTGCAGGCATACTTCCTGACGGCGTACACCACCACGACCCAGCAGCTGACCACCGCTCCGACCATGAAACAGGCCGAGGAGGTGCTGGCACCTTTCCGCACCGCATTGGCGCGGGCAAAGGGGCCGGTGTTCCAGTTTATGACCGAGGGCAGCCTGCAAAACACCACCGGCTCTAAGGCAGACCGGGTGAAGATGGCTTCCACCAAGAAGGGCATCGAGAACTTTTTAACCAACAGCCTGCTGGAAGTGCGCCCGATGACCATTGAGAAGCTGCAAGGACGGCGCGACACTGTGGCGACCGTGGACGAATGGCTCTCCTGCGACATCCGGGAAGACCCCATTGGTGCCATTGAACAGGGTGCAGCCAAGAACGAGAATTACCTCATCGTGGCGGCTTCCTCCGAGGGCACGGTGCGCAACGGCTGCGGCGACGACATCAAAATGGAGTTGATGAGCATCCTGAAAGGGGAGTACGTCAACCCACATGTGTCCATCTGGTACTACAAGCTGGATTCCATTGAGGAAGTGGGCCAGCCGGAGATGTGGCTGAAGGCCAACCCGAACCTGGGCAAGACCGTGAGCTACGAGACCTACCAGTTGGACGTGGAGCGTGCGGAGAAATCCCCCAGCGCCCGGAATGATATTCTGGCCAAGCGCTTCAACCTGCCCATGGAGGGCTACACCTATTTCTTCCCCTACGAGGAGACCCTGTGCCACAGGAAGAGAAGCTTCTGGCAGATGCCCTGTGCCATGGGCGCGGACCTTTCCATGGGCGACGACTTTTGCGCCTTTACTTTCCTGTTTCCGCTGTCCAACGGATATTTCGGGGTCAAGACGCGGGACTACATTACATCCTACACCCTCAGCCAGCTTCCGGCTTCGAGACGGCAGCAGTATGAGGAGTTTATGCGGGAAGGGACCCTGTTCGTGTTTGACGGCACGGTCCTGGACATGATGCAGGTGTACGATGACCTGGACAACTTTATCATGGAGAACGAGTACGACGTACGGGCGTTTGGCTACGACCCCTACAACGCGCAGGAGTTCGTGAAGCGCTGGGGCGATGAAAACAGCACCTTTGGCGTTGTGAAAGTTATCCAGGGCGCAAAGACCGAAAGCGTGCCGCTGGGTGAGCTGAAAAAACTGAGCGAACAGCGGAAACTGCTGTTTGACGAGCAGCTGATGCAATTTGCCATGGGCAACTGCATTACGCTGGCGGACACCAACGGCAACCGGAAGCTCTACAAACAGCGGCAGGATCAGAAGATCGATGCTGTGGCTGCCATGATGGACGCTTATGTGGCGTGGAAACAGAACCGGGATGCGTTTGAGTAAAGGAATAAAATGAGAAGGGATGAATGTATTTGGCGCTGGAGAAATCCAGATGAGCTTTATCATTATGGTATCAAAGGCATGAAATGGGGCGTGCGGAGAACTCCGGCTCAGCTGGGACATAAACCCTATACAGATAAACCTGAACGTGCTAAAATAAACTCATCGGTGTTACGAAGAGCTGTGCAAAAGGGTGAAGTTAGTCTTGCTATTCGGAAAAGCAAGCAATCGGAGCATGACCGTAATTCTCCTTTGTATAAGCAAGGCAAAAGCTACACCTATTTTAGTGCTGATAAAGCACAGCGCTATATTTTAAGGCTTCATGGAACAGGAACGCTGATCTCTTCAAATAAGGGTGAATGGGTAAAGAAAGAGCGTGTTCGATCTGACGAGCCAATTGGCGTATATGTTGATTTGGATGGCGCTGAACATGAAACCCATAACGCGCTCATTATTTATTCCAATAAGGGTACACATATTTATCCAGTAAGAGAGGATGTGACATCGTGAAACTGAGAGCTTATGAAGGAAAAAGAGTGACGGTAATCACTTCTGATGGAAAGAAATATTCTGGAGTGGTGACGGATTATATTTTTCCAGAGGATAATGAGCCTGAAGGAATCGAAAGCATCATTCTTGATGGTGAATTAGAGATTACTGGCCCTGAAATTGTTGCAATTAAATAAAGAAACATGATAGTGCATCAGCTTAACGGCTGGTGCATTTTTTGTTTGCAAAGGAGGTGGAACATGACGGTATATAGCGATGAACTCTACCATTGGGGTATCAAAGGCATGAAATGGGGCGTGCGGCGCTACCAGAATAAGGATGGCACGCTTACTTCCGAGGGAAAGAAGCACTATGCGCAGGATCACGAAGACTATACACGCGCTCATACGAAGAAAAGCGTCCGTGAAATGAGCGACAGTGAGCTGAATGCGCGTATCAACCGATTGCAAAAAGAGCAGCAGTATGAACGGCTTACGGCTTCTCCCAGCAAGATCCAAAAAGCGATTAAAATTGCTGGGGCAACCGCCACGGCACTTGGGACTGTTACGACCCTTTACAACAATGGTTCTGCTGTGATGAAAATCGGTAAGAATATCGTTGAATCGGGTGCTTTCAAGAATGCAGTCGTCAGTGGAGCACTGGTTACAACGATGAAAGCGCATGGCGCATGAGGAGGAACAATGCAAGTTTATCAAGATGAACTCTACCATCATGGTATCAAAGGCATGAAGTGGGGCGTGCGGCGTTACCAGAACCCCGATGGAACTTTGACCGCTGCGGGAAAGAAAAAGTATGGCGACCCTGATCGAAAACTTACCAGCTATCAGAAAACAATGTACCGAATTGATTACGGTGTCAAGGGTGCAAACCGAATCGAAAAAGATTATTCCAAAGGTATGGATAAAAAGACCGCAGTTGAGCGAGAGAAAAAGCGAATTGCACGAGGAAAAGCTATTTCGAGGGCGGTGTATGGTATGTATGTTGCTGATCTTCTGACCGGGAATAAGGTAAGCACGGCTGCTAAGAACGCTAGTAAAGTCGCAGTGGCAAAAGCCCTCGAAAAATTGGCGGCAGACAGAGCGTATAAGAATGAAACGAAAGACCGTATGTACGCTCAATATACGGAAGTATAAGCCTGGAGGAAATCAAAATGGCATCACGACCCCTTGGCTCCAGACTGCGACATGCCTGGAATGCTTTTCTGAACCGGGACCCTCCCGGAAAAATTTATATTGGGGGAGGTTACAGCAACCGGCCCGACCGGGTACGGCTGAACCGAACCAATGACCGGACGATTATGACGGCCATCAACACCCGCATTGCAATGGATGCTGCGGCGATCACCATCAATCATGTAAGGCTCGATGAAAACGGACGCTATGACGAAACCGTTGATTCGGGCCTTAATTCTTGTCTGAACCTTTCCGGCAACAAAGACCAGACAGGCCGCTCTTTGCGGTTTGACCTGTTTCTTTCGATGCTGGACGAGGGTGTAGTAGCACTGGTGCCCATTGACACCAACTATGACACGAGGACAGGCAAGACCGAATTTGAATCCATGCGGGTCGGAAAGGTACTGGAGTGGTACCCGGATGATGTTCGGATGGAAGTTTACAACGACCGGACTGGCCTGAAGGAAGAGATTACCCTGCCGAAAGACAAGGTGGCGATCATCGAAAACCCGTTCTATGCCGTGATGAACGAGCCGAATGGAACGGTGCAGCGCCTGATCCGGAAGCTGAACCTGATGGACGTGGTTGATGAGCAGGTGGGTAGCAACAAGCTGGACATGATCATTCAGCTGCCCTATGTCATCCGAACGGATGCAAAGAAAGAACAGGCCGAAAAGCGGAGAGCAGAGATCGAGCAGCAGCTCGCCAATTCCAAATATGGCATTGCCTACACCGATGGCACGGAACATATCACTCAGTTGAATCGCAGCCTCGAAAACAACCTTCTGAAGACCGTGGAATACCTGACCAACATGGCATACAGCCAGCTGGGTATCACCCCGGAAATTATGAATGGTACCGCTTCCGACGCTGTGATGACCAACTATGAGAATAGAACGATCGAACCCATTGTGGCAGCTGTCGTGGATGAGATCCGGCGAAAGTTCCTGACCGAGGAAGACCGGGCGAACCGGGAATCGGTGATGTACTTCCGTGACCCGTTCAAGCTGACCCCTGTTTCCACCGTTGCCGAGATGGCGGACAAGTTTACCCGGAACGAGATTATGACCTCGAACGAGTTCCGTCAGGCCATTGGCATGAAGCCCAGCAAGGACCCTAAGGCAGATGAACTGCGGAATGCAAACATCAGCCAGTCGAGTGAGGAAATTGCTGCTCAGAACAAAACAATCACGGCAGGGCGAGATGCCGTAGAGAGGAGTATTGCAAATCAAAATGGTTAATTTTGACTACGATTGCAGCGGCTGGGCCACGAAAGCGAACGTCCAGTGCTACGATGGCCTGGTGATCGCGCAGGATGCCTTCAAGGAGTGCAGTGGTAAGGTTCGCCCTATGGTGTACAACCATGACCATAACAGTATCGATAACGTGCTTGGGCATTGTCTGCTGGAAAACCGGCCCGGCGGTATGTACTGCTATGCCAAGTTCAACGATACCCCGACCGGCCAAACTGCAAAACAGTGTGTGGAAAATGGAGACCTGAACGCTTTTTCGATTTATGCGAACGGATTGACAAAAGTTGGCAATGTCGTAAAACACGGCATCATCCAGGAGGTAAGTCTGGTTCTGGCGGGTTGTAACCCGGGTGCGATGATCGACGAGGTGATCAAGCACAGCGCCGATGAAGATTACGAGGGCGGCGAGGCGTTCATCGTTTCGGATACAGCCCTGAGTATCACCCATGGCATGGACCCGGACGGCAATCCGCTGGAAGACATTTCTCACAGCGCAGACAGCGGCGATGCCGTGACTGGCGACAAAGTAACGCAGGAGGAAGCCAAGATGGTGGACGAAAAGAACGTAAACAAGGAAGAAACCGTAGAGGATGTCTTTAACACTCTGACGGAAAAACAAAAAAATGTCGTGTATGCGATCATCGGTTCTGCAATGCCCGATGAAAACGGCAACAAGACTGACGGTGAGGAGGACGATACCGTGAAGCACAACGCATTTGACAAGGACACCAACCAGACCGTGCTGAAGCACAGCATTGAGGACATCAACCAGGTGGTCAAGACCGCCAAGAGCCATGGCACCATGAAGGCTGCCTTTGAGGATGCCGGTATGACCGGTGACGAGCTGACCCACAGCATCGACAACATCGACTACCTGTTCCCCGAGGATCACCTGCTGGACACCCCGCCCCGCATCATCGACAAGCCCGACGACTGGGTGAGCG